GGGGAAACATAAATGCAGAGGAAATTGGAAATTAGTTTAACGACCCTGAAGGTTCTGTCTACTAAAGCCCATACGATCTACAAACTTAAGACCATTAGCAACGAAACCTTCTTGTGTTTCAGTACCGTCTTGTAAGAAACCCTTAACTGGGCTAGACTTTGCGGCTTTATCTAGTTGCTTAACAACATCCATCTTTAGATTGTAGATAGCGACCCAAATTTTAAATGCACCCAATACACCTTCTTTATTGACTTTAAGATGTTCCATGATTTTGGCCTTCATCTTATCTGTCATAGGTCTTGATTCAACGTATTCTAAGAATCCATTGTATAGATTACTTAAATTACCTGATACAATACGTTTGTTGATATATGTAGTGAATAGTTGATTGAACGTATTACGTGCTTGTGGTGCAGTATTCATTAAATCTTTTACTGCGGCACCATATGTGTTTAGTTCTTTAATAGCAGTATTCTTTAATTTACTATTAACTCCTAAGTCAGGAGTAATAGGCATCTTACTTGGAATAATAGCAACATTACTGTTGTTCTTTAGATTACCAATGCTACCGTCAAGGCTTGTTGCTTCGTCAGTAGTACTTGCATCAGCAGGAATAAATTGATGCACAGCAATACCTGCATCTTTACCTGCCATTAATTTACCAACTTCACTATTTGCATTTACTGTATAAGCAATGCCGTTAGGATTTGCTTTAAATCTATAAACACCTTTTTCATCTTTTAAAGGTTTGCTGAATAACAAATCGCCCCAGTAATAACCATTACCACCACGGTCTGCTTGTTCTAAACCAGGCCAAATACTAGCAATAAGTGCATATAAATCACCACGATTTACGCCTCTGGCTGCATCATATTCTACAAATTGTTCTGGGCTGTAGACATGACGACCTGAGCCATCTTTTTTGTTGAACATATGCTTGTCCATGATACTAAACTTACCGTCAGTACCACGTCCAAAGATCAATGCAGGATATCCATCCCACTTGATTGTGACTGCATTTGGATTTGTTACAGTCTTTTCAATAGCCTCAATAGCATGTCTAGCACCTTCTTCATCACCAAGGAACACTAAGTCCTCAGGATGGTCTAAGTGACCCTTAGCCTCTTTGATAACTACACGGTCAATGTTATCTAATTGACCTTTTAACTTTGCTAGTGATTCGGCTAAATTCATACTGCTTTACGAACTTTACGTTTTGCTTCTGCTACTCTAAGATTTGGTGCCTTAGGTTCTGCTTGTGCTTGTGGATTGTTTGTTGCTTGATTACCAGCCGCCACCTTAGGAGGTTCTGTATTTGGTGATTTAGCAAGTTGTAACGATTTGACTAACTGATTGTATGCTTCAATGTCAAGGTGTGATAACTGTTGCAATTGTTTCTTAATCTGAGAAGCCATTTGGAAACTATTTGCTTGACCTGCGCCTGCTGCCGCTCCGGCTGATGCTTGAGGTTTAGCACCTTGATCTTGTTTACCTTGATCTTGTTTATTTTTTTCGGCATCTGCTTCGGGTTTAGTTTCAGAACTTGAACCGCCACCTATTTTACCACCTGATTGTTGTACAGCATAAGCAATACCTGCTAATGAAGTTAACGCGGCTTGTGCATTTTTACCTACTTTATTTCCGTCTTGTGCAATAGCCTTGTCAAGTGCGTTGATAGCATTTTTAACATCGTCGGCTTCTTCGCTCCAATCAATTTTGCCCATGAAATTATTAAACCATTGCATCATATATTGACCAACAGTTTTACCTTCAGTCAACATACTCTCAAAGATGCTGTTTAGTTTTAAATATTTTGTTTCAGCAATATAATATGTCTTGCCTTCTTTAAGAACACTTAAGCCTAATTCTTTCCATGTAATACCAACTGCTTCAAGTAGTTTGTTGATATAATAGATTCTCCAGGCTTCGCTCATTGTTTGACCGGCTTTTAAACGATTGATAGCGCCATTAGCAAAGTTAGGATCAGGATTACCTTTCTTGATAATCTGTTGAACTGTTGCTACACCGTTGTCCCATTCAGGATAACCCTTACGGTCAGCCATGTAATTGACTAATTCTTTAGTCAATGCCATTTTTTGATTCTTATCTTGTGTGCTGTTGATTGCTTTGGCTGCGCCCTGAACATATTGATTCATGTTCTGAGTTTGTTGAACCTGTTGATTGTATTTGCCAACAGCCTTACTTGTATCTGGTTTGGCTTGAGATTGTGTTGATTGAGGTGCAGTTGCCGGTGCTCCTGGTTGATTTGGTTGAGGAGTTACAGTACTAGGATTGACTTGAGTTGCCCCGCCACCTGATGCGCCACCTGGAGTGATCAATCCACTTTTGATACCAGTGTTTAACGCATTGGTTGCGTTGGCCACAAAGTTCTTCATAAAGATACCTTGTGTCTTGTTTGATAGTTTAGTCTGAGGATCAGCAAATGCGCCCTTAACTTTACCGGCTAGATCGCCAAAAAAACCTTCTTCAATATCTTTAAATTCATTTAGTTTCATCTTTTTTCCTCAAAGTCTTTGCAAATCTTGCTTGATCCTTGCCCTTGATAGCACTTATAAGTTTTTTCTCTAAAAGTTCAGCCTTTTCAGGTGAATAATGGCGGCTCATTAACTCAACCAGATTGATAGCACTCGTAATAATATTTGAGGCGCGGGATTCAATGATATGGTTAATATCACGCTTTTCTCCCATCGATTGAAGTTCTTCCAAAAGGCTCTTAGTTTTCTTTTGCATATTATAGGATCCTACATGTATTTAGTCTAGATGTCAATTTTGTTTCTTAAGTGAATTAAGCATTGTTTGAAGTTTTGCACTTTGAACGTCTACAACCACACGTTTTTCTTGAACTTCTATGGTCTCATGTACTGCTTGATTTACTGCCCCAACCTGACTTGTAGTCTTGATTTTATTCAAGATTTCATTAGATGATGGTTGTGCCCTAGTCTGTTCAGGATCGCTATCGCTGATACGCATAGTTTCGATATTGTAGTCTAAATCGATCTTTTGACCAACACCTGTCGAACTACGACTTTTCATACACTGAATCTGATACTTGCCACGCTCTTTCATAGAACGTGACGTAAAGATACCGAACACATAGTCAGCAGTATTGATCTTACTGATACCACCTGCAATGTGACTATGATCAAACTCAATTTCTTCCACAGCACTACGATTCAACTGACTTGCAGTAATCATCAATAGTCCAAGTTCTTTTGCTAGATTACGCAATTCTTCAGCAACATACTTGTCCTTAACGAATTGATCAGTTGGGCTGACTTTAACGCTTACTGGCATCAGCAAATCCAAATAGTCAATCATAACAAAATCAACTTTAATACCAGTTTGAATCTGTACTTCTTTTAAATATGCACGAACATCGTTGACATTACTTTGTGCAGGTAATGACTTAACACGATACTTACCTGATTTAGTGCTATGCATTTTAACCTTGATGGTCGCATCATCGATATCTCTGCGAATATCTTTTGTACCCATGTTAGTCAACATCGCATCAGTACGCAAACTAGTTAGTTCTTCACTCAATTCAAGTGTGATATAAACACCACTTAGTCCTTGCTGTAACCAGTTCAATGCAATGTTCATCATGACCAAACTTTTACCTGAACCACTACCACCAGCAAAGATGTTCAATTCACCACGACTCATGCCACCATACATAACACGATCAAGTTGTGGCCAGCCTGTACTAACCTGACCACCTTGATTGAAATAACGATTCAATCGATCCTTGGGGTCAGCAAAGTAATCAGTACCCATGTCACGATGCAAACTGATTTGTACAGCATCTTTGATTAGTTTTTCAACTGGATCAAAATCACCCTTCTCAAGCATATCGGCTGCTTTAAGAATCGCACGTTCAAGTTCTTGGCGCTTAGTAAATTGTTCAAATTCTTCTAAGAACCAATCATAATGCCCACTATCCAGTTCTTCAACTGTGTTGATCTCTACACCAGTTGTTGCTTTGATCTGTGTGGGATCGGGAATAACATTATATTTCTTGCTATGCTCAACAATAAATTCTGCGGCAGGTCGCAATCTACGATCAAAGTTTTCTGGGTTAATGATGTTAATAACCCTAGTATACAACTCTGCGTTTGTAACCATCATTCGCAAGAATAATGTTTGAACATCTGTATTATAATCTTTTATCAAGTTTTCTCCTACTCATTTCTATTTTAATTTTACTGTTTGTTGCGTTTTGTAGTATACTTAGTAATGTAGGCAGTCGCCCATATTTTACCACTGCGTCATTAACGTCTTTTACACCCTCTGCCCATTCGGGGATACTAACATAAAAGCCCAAATCTAATGCTCTATCGCATATTTCTAGACCTGTTTTGTCTTGGTCAGGTACTACAATAATCTTTCTGTTAAGTCTACGTAATACTTCTACCTGATCATCATTGATTGTGTTATGTGTTAATGCGCATCCATTGATACTAAGTGCATCAAAGATACCTTCTACTACAATACATACTTCCCAATTAGGTTTTTGAAAGTCATATCCAAATACATAACCAGGTTGTTGTTCGTTGATAAACTTTGGCTTTCTGTCATCTAAGAATCTGCTAGTATGTCCTACTATCTTGTTGTCGTGTGTGAAGGGAATGATGATACGATTATTATATCTTCCTTCAGCGTCGGGGGTAACCATAAAGGGATACTCAGTTGGTTGCACACCGCGCTTTAATAGATAGTCAACATATACTTTATGTCGAGGATTATTAGTATCAATCAACTCAGCATCAGGTAATACAAGTTCTTTAAATTTAACTTTATTCTTTATCTTTTTAACTTGAATAAAGTCTAATGCATCTTTGTGTTGTAAACTTTCTAAGTTCCAACGATTGATTTGATTATCATCAACACCGCACCAAGATAAAAATTGACGGGTATTCTTTGTAAGATGTTTACCTAATCCAAAACCACATTTAAAGTTACAGTTGAAACAATGAAATGACCAGTTAGTTCCATCTGTTTTGATACCACCTCGCATACGCTTGTCAGATGAATGCCCACGATTGTGGCAACATGGGGCATTAAAACTATACCATCCACTTTGCGTTAATTTCTTTTTACCCGGAACAACCGTTAGGATATCAAACATAATACTATTGTAACATATCTCTAGGAAAAATCAAGAGATAAGGTACAATTATCTTGACAATACGTTAGTTACTTCACCTGCATTGCTGTTAAACTGTACTCTAACAAATGGGTGAAATCCTCTTACTACATATCCATAAGTGCTACTATCATTGCTATAGTTTGCACTTGCTAAGATTGGATACCAATCTGTGTCTACTTGAGTAGAACCTTGAATAATAATGTTACCAGTATATTGATTTAAGTGTGTTTGAATAGTCAATACTGGGTTATTGTTTGTGCTAATAACACTGGTATAGTATGAGGTATTATTACTTGTACTATAAGGTTGATCATTGGCATTGAAGTCATAAGTCAAATTGGGGAATGGTTGACCAGTTGGAATTGATACTTCTGCTGAAGGAACAAAGCGTGGTAAAATACTATCTACAATATAAAGATCACCACGACCTCCCTGGTTTTGATCTACGTACACAGGATAATTAAATGATCCAACAGGGATTTCTAATGTGTAATAACCTTTTTGTGCTGAGATACCTGCTAATTCTGCAGGAGTAGTTTGCAATACCATGATACCATTTGCTGGAAATAAAGGTACCAAATAAGTTTGTAGCAATACTTGTGTGCCAGTAATATCAAGCGCCCTAAATGTGATATTAGCCCCAGTAACGTCAACTGGTTTCTGTTCTTGATTTAAGAACTGAAATTGTAATTGATTATCAACACCTCTGTTAAGAGTTAATGGTTTAGAATATTGTGGCATAAAAATCCTCGGAGAGTTACCTGACAGGAGTACAACTATCTGACGTGGGATATAATAAAAAACTTGAGTTGAAAATGATGAGAACACGCAAACATCGCTCCTTTGTTGTATTTAGTCGAAATAAATATGAAAATATTAAGTATGGGTTTTTCCGATTAAATAACAAAGACGAACACTATGAATCAAGATTTTTTTAAAAAACTCACTGAGAATCACCCCTTTATCACGATTTGTTCCTATGCCAGTCAAGATTATGTAGGCATTATACAAAATCGTGATGATCTAGTTACTACAATATATGATTATGGTTCTATTGTAGAAGCAGAATTAAGGGCTAAATTCTTAGAATTAGGAGACATTTGGTGGTGGGAATCAAATAGAGCAATTCCCATTAATCTATTCCTTAGGGAGGAATGGGCCGTATTTAAACCCTATATTAGGACTTTTAATAATAAGAGTTTAGATATTGTTCATGGACCTGTGGTAAGCATGACTGACTTTACCAAACGCAGGGGCAAACGCAAAAGCATTACACTAGTTAAGAAGATTCCTTAATTTTTTATCTTTCTTCTTTCTGCGTTCTTTAGCCATTTGTAATCCCAAAGCACTAGACCTCTCATCAAACGTCACACCAATAAGGTGATCGAATTCGTGTAAAAACACTCTAGCCCTTATCCCACTCAATTCCTCTTCAATAATTGCCCCACTGACATTTTGATATCGTACTTTAACTTCAGGTACACGTTTGATATTCAACCACAGTCCGGGGAAACTCAAGCATCCTTCTAAGTATATTTCAGGTTCACCCTTGGTCGCAATGATCTCAGGATTAATACAAGCAACAAGATTGTCTTTGTTACCCATAACAAAAATTCGTTTGAACACGCCGCATTGCGGGGCAGCCAAACCAATACCCTCACTCACAAACATAAGTGTAGACATTTCTTTGACTAGTTCAGTAGGGTCTCCATCAACTTCAAAATCCCATGCTTTTGAGATTTGATTAAGTAGAGGATCATTCTCTTTAAGTAAATTAAGTTCCATTTTCTTCCAATAAATTCATGTGTACTGTTACTAACTGAGCATATGCAATTGCATGGCTCTTTTTAAAACTATAACCTGTGTGATCTTTTTCCCACACGGTTTCATTGATTTCTTTCCAACTCTTTCCTATCAAATGACGTTTAGCAGGTCTGATAACTGCCAAGAACATTGCTAGTCGTGGAATACTATCAACTGATTCTGGCATTCTACGCAATGTATCAAACTGCTGTCCTAAGTGAATTAATTTTTCAACAAAATCTTTTCTATTTAATAATTTCCAATTAGGATCACGCATTAATTCAATCAAATGTAACTCGTCACGTACTTGATTATACACGTGAACATTCAATAAGTCTAATTTAAAGTATCCACGTTTTTCTGCGTCAGCATAGTGTATGCTAGACATTTGATGTACAGGATCATAAGGAATCTCTGTGATATAAACCCCAGTTGGATGTTTACGAATAGGGTCAACATTGAGCATACTTGCAGGCACGTGCTTAATCAACGACAGTACTTTGTCACGATCACCTAAGTCAATGTCAATATCGCTATCGATTCTCATCGAGGTTGAACCAATCCTGCTTTCATTAATTTCATATATGCACGTTGTACAACAATTGCTTGATGTTCTGCGTCATCAACCGCCCTGTGACTAGTAACGTGCTTTTCATCTTTAAGACTTACACCTGCAACTTCATATAGTGTACGTGTGTCACGCATAGTCCAAAAGGGCCAAGGTATGGGGTTTGGCTTGTCACTTGTTTGTCGCCATGCATGTTCCATAACTACCAAGTCGAAGGGAGCACCGTTGCTCCATACTGCTCTGCGATTCCAACAAAACTTGTAAAGAATTTCCATGCAATCTTTAAATGGTTGTCGATCACGATCACCCATAGCCTCTTCAATTGCTTCGGGACTTTGTTCACCCCACCAACGTAGTGTGTCATCATTGATACTACGATTGTAGATTTCAGTTTGATCTTCAATTGTTGGACGTAGTTCTAGTCTTTCTGCGATACCATTGCCCTTAGGGTCAAAACGCACAGCACCGATAGTTAAGATAACACAATCAGGCGTTGTGTTCAAACTCTCAAGGTCAATCATAATATCATTAGCCATGTTTATCCAAACTTTAATATAAAAAATATATATTTTTTCTCGTCAACAATTTCAAACTTATCTGTAATGTTGCCGTCTAATATGTTCATTTTGAATCCGTAATTTTCTTTTACGTATTCTTCAAAATCATATGCATCAAACTGACCATCCAAATCAGCTATGTCTTGCATATACTCTTTACGAATCTTTTTTAATGATTCCCAATAATTCCAACGCTTCTTTCGAAACTCAATCTCAGGATCATTTTCATCATAGTCCTGAAATGATTTTGGTATGTTACTCATTACTTTTCCAAAT